ACGCCTACCAACATCAACGGAAACAACCTGATCTCCTGGCTGCAGGGCGCGACGGAGATTCGCATGGCCGACCTTTACACGATCGCGCTTAAGAGTGGCACGGTTCTGCGCTATACAACATGGGACGCAAACCTCACGGTGCTTGGCAATTTGTTCCTTACTGGACCGCCGCATCTTAAACGATCGCACATAGAAGAGACGCTGGGCCTGGATGTCTCCTCACTCGATCTCGAAATTGCGGCAAGTCAGACGGACACCATCAACGGCGTTCCGGTGCTTCAACTGATTGCGAACGGGACTTTTGACGGCGCAACCTTGCGCATTGACCGCCTTTTCATGGACTCGAGTGGTTCACAAATCGGAACCGTCTTGCGTTTCTCGGGAATCGTGGGCGAAGTGGACCAGGTGGATCGCACGTCCGCGAAGCTCACGGTCAATGCACTGGTGCAGCTGCTGACACAACAGCTCCCGAACATCATCCTGCAGCCCAGTTGTACGAACACGCTTTTCGACGCGCGTTGTACCCTGAGCAAATCCAGTTTTGCCAACGGACTCTCGGTACAGGCAGGCAGCACCACCAACAAGATCATCTCGCTGTCCGGACAACCGGATGGATTTTTTGATAATGGCCAAATCGTCTTTACTTCGGGTGCGAACAATGGCCTGACCAAGGCCGTAAAGAGTTACTTCGCCCGGCAATTCTTTTTCAATTCACCACTTCCTTTTGCACCCAATGCCGGCGACAGCTTCATTGCGTACCCGGGGTGTGACAAGACCCAATCGACGTGCACGGGCAAATTCAACAACCTGGGGAATTTCGAAGGATTTCCCTACGTTCCGGTGCCGGAGACCGCGATTTAGGAATTTCGGCGCCAACCCCGCAACACCCACCAGATGGAGATTCGCATATGCCACTCTCGTCGGAGCAGCGGACGCAGATTGTTCGCGCGGCCAAAGAGTGGATCGGCACTCCCTATCATCATCATGGCAAGGTGAAAGGCGCCGGCGCCGATTGCGCCATGTTTCCTCTTGCTGTTTACCAGGGATGCCGGTTGCTGCCTATCGACTATCATCCACCACGATATTCAGTGCAATGGCACCTGCATCGCTCCGAGGAACTTTACCTGAAGGAGCTCGAGAAGTTCTGTGATGAGGTTGTCGGAATACCGCAGCCCGGCGACTTTGTTGTATTTCGCTTTGGGCGCACGTTCTCTCACGGCGCCATTGTGCTGAACTGGCCGCAAATTGTTCACTCTTACATTCCGCATGGGGTGTTGCTCGGAGATGCGCTTCGAGACGGTGAGCTAGCGGGCAGGGAAGTTAAATTTTTCCAGGTTCTTACCGCAGAGGACGCAGAGAGCGCAGGGAAACTCGATCGGAAAGAGGCAACCGGCGTGAGAGGTCCGAAACCGCACGGTCGAACCGAGAGCGTGAGCTATAATCCTGCGACTCGGGAGGTAACGTGAGCAGAATCTGCTTAGTGCTGCTGTTCGCTGTAATGATAACCAGTTGCAAGAGTGATCCGCCTGCGCCACAGCACTATTCTCCGGAATTTACCAAGTCGGCAAAGTACACGTGGGCTCTTCTGCAACAGGCATCCGAAGGACAGCCTGTGAGGGAAGCAGATCTGAGCGTGGCATTCGCGGAGCTTGAACCGGAGGTGCACACTGTTGATGAGACTTCCGCCAAACTTACCCTGCAGACGTATCGCCTGGACCTGGAGCGGCTGAACTACGGGATGAACAAAAAGGAGCAAAAAGAGGTTTTTGACAGTATGAAACAGGAGCGCTGCGAAATTGAGGACATCCTGAACAATGGTACGGCTGCGCTTCAGGCCTCAAAGAAGTGCGGAGAAAGCCTCCCCTGAATCGAGTGTCATTGCGAAATTGAAGAGCCGCCTGAGGGCGGCTCTTCTAGTTTGCGCAGTCGAGAGGCCGAACACGGAGTGCTGATGGCTGGGCGCTCATACAGGAGCAAAGCGACATGGGAATGATTTCCGGAAAAGGCGGCGGTAACAAATCGCTGGCGTCGAAACCAAACTTGCTGAGCGCACTGCGAGTACAAACCAGCAGTTACGGCCAGGTGATCCCGATCGTGTACGGTCAAAACCGCATTTCCGGAAGGCTCTTGTGGAGCGGGGACTTCGCCGCCATCCCGCACACCTCGACGCAAAAAGTGGGGGGCAAGGGAATGGGATCTGGCGGAGGGAACGCGATCACAAATACGACCTACACGTATCAAACAGCCATCGCAATCGCGCTTTGCCTCGGACCAATCGAGAATATCCACAACGTATGGGATTCTCAGGGCCGGCTTACTATGGTCAGCTCGTCAGTGCAATTCACCGTTCCCGGCGGAGGCGGAACCTTCAATGTGATCCCTCCGGGCTCCGGAGTTTTCCATTCCGGCCGAGGTGTGAGCCGTGCCGACGCATACAGTCTGCTGGCTGACGATTTCGGTTCCGACGGACCCATCAGTTTGAGTGGCATTCAACAGTCGCCGATGGCACTGCTGCCTTCGGGGACACCTGCCGCCGGCCAGTACGCCCAGAGTGGCAGCGGCTTTACATTTTCCGCGGCGGATGCGGGAAAGACGATGACCATCAACTATGTTTACTCGGTCCCCGATTCAAACTCAAACGGCCAGCCACTGCAAAAACTAAGTCTTACATTGTTTAGCGGCTCGCGGCCACAAACACCATGGAGCTATCTCACTTCGCGGCATCCTGGCCAGGATCTTGGGTACAACGGTGTGGCGTATATCGCGTCAACAGCAATGGACCTGGGCGAAAGTGGCACCTTGCCCAACCTTTCTTTTGAGGTGCTGAGTGTGCTGCCGTTTGGCGGTGGCATTACGGATGCAGAGCCATCCGCCATCATCACCGATTTGATCAACAACCCGTACTACGGGCTGGGCGGCGCTATTCCGCTCGACAATCAGAGCTTCACAAACACGTTTGCGCAATTTCAGAATTTCTGCGTGTCCAACGGTATTTTTCTTTCGCCGGTGCTCGACGTACAGAAATCCGCGGCGGAGTGGATCCAGGACATTCTTGATGTCACCAACTCCGCAGCGGTCTGGAGTGAAGGTCTGCTGAAGATTGTGCCGTATGGCGACACCACGGCTGTCGGCAACGGTGCAACCTTTATCCCCAATACCTCTCCGGTCTACGACCTGACCAGCAACGATTTTCTCGGGCCGGCTACGGTAAAGCGGCCTTCGATTGCGGATGTGATGAATTCGATCTCTGTGGAGTTTCTGAACCGCGCCAACGACTACAACGTTGAAGTGGCCGAGGATAAAGATGAAGCAATGATCGCGCTCTACGGCCTGCGTAAGGCGGAAGCCACTCAGGCGCACAGCATCACGACAGCAGCAGTGGCGAAGTTTGTGGCTAACCTTTTGCGCAAGCGCGCGGTGGAGATTCGCGCCACATACACGCTGAAGCTCGGCTGGCAATTCAATCTGCTGGAGCCCATGGACCTGGTCACGATTACGGTGCCGGAGCTCGGTTACAGCAGGAAACCGGTTCGCATCACGGCCATTCGTGAAGACGACAGCGGGCAGCTTGAGATCGATGCTGAAGATTTTCCGTTCGGTACTGCACAGGCAACGCTGTATCCGCAACAGCAGCCAACGGCTTTTACGCCGCAGGCCAATGCCGATCCCGGTGACGTCAATGCGCCAGTAGTGTTTGAAGCGCCCCCGCTTCTCTCGAAAAGTGGCCTGCACGAAATTTGGATGGCGGTGTCCGGTTCCAGCGCGAGCTGGGGCGGATGCCACGTCTGGCTGAGCATGGACAACGCGGAGTACCACCAGATCGGGCGGATCTGCGGATCATCACGAATGGGCTTTCTCAGTGGCACAGCTGCTTCGCGCAGCAACCTGCTCACGAATTCGAATGTTTTTAATGGTGGCTCCTGGGGCGTTGATGGCCGCTGCACGCTCGCCGCGGCCAACGCAACAGGTCCGGACGGTATCGCGTTATCAGCAAGTACGATTTCACGCAGCACGGCCAACCTGGCTCATGCCGGTGATCTGCAGCAGATCATTTCCGCAAACGCCAACGCTACCCCGTGGACATTCTCAATCTGGGTGCGCGCACTGAGTGGCACGCAAAGCGTGCAGTTGATGCTGGGCGACGTGACGACCACCTTGCTCGGCAGCGCACCTTTGACAGCGACTACCACCTGGCAGCGGCTTTCCTTCTCCTGCAACGCCGGGACCTTGGTGAATTCAGGAGACATGCTAGGCGGCCTGGTCATTCTTCCGGCCACGGGAGCTGGTTCGGCTGCTTCTGTGCGGATTTATGGTGCGCAACTTGAAAAGGGAAGCGCTGCCACCCCGTACATCCCAACCACCACGTCAGCGGTGGCTTGTTCGGCGCTGGTGAATGCCACCACAGACCCTGATCCCACGAACTATTTCCCGGTTGATCTGAGCGACAGTGCGGGGATCCTGCAGTCAGGCACGCAGGCCGATGCTGATAGTTATCGCACGCTCTGCTACGCCGGCGGCGAGTTCATTGCCTACGAGGCGGCGAATCTCACGGGAACGAACAAGTACAACGTTGGCCAG